TGTGATTGCAAACGCAGTCGCCACACCAACAGGACTACAAATTACATTTAGTGAAGGCACGGCAACAGCGCCCGCCGCTGTTATTCTAACAGGAGTTGCAATGTCCTCTTTTGTTGGTAATATGAGGTCAACACCCTGGGCAAATGTTGTTACAGGTGCATCAAACACATGGACAGAGGTCGCTGCATAAGGTATAAAAAAACATGGCTCATACAGATTTCGCTGATCGTATAAAAGAAACGACAACTACTACAGGCACAGGTACTATTAATTTAGGTGGTGCAGTTAGTGGTTATCAAACTTTTGTTCAAGGCTTAGGAAATGGCCACTATACTTATTATTCAATTTTTCACCAATCCGCAAACGAATGGGAAGTGGGCCTTGGTCTAGTAACCGATGCTGCAACAGACACTCTTTCTCGTGACACAGTTCTTTCTTCCTCTAATGGAGGTTCTTTAGTTAATTTTTCAGCAGGTACAAAAGATGTTATTTGTACCATGCCTGCATCCAAATCAGTTATTATTGATGGCGATAGTAATGTAGAAATTACTGCTAATATTACAGCTACTGCTTTTTCAGGATCAGGTGCTTCTCTTACAGCTTTAAATGCAAGTAATCTTGCTTCAGGTACATTGCCTGATGCAACTTTCCCTGCAACACTTCCTGCTGCTTCAGGAGCTAATTTAACAAATCTAGAAGCAACAAATATTGCAACAGGTTTAGTCCCCACTGCAAGATTGGGAACAGGGACAGCTTCAGCAACAACTTTTTTAGCAGGCGATCAAACTTATAAAACAATCACTGCGGATATTACAGGCGTTACTGCGGGAAATGGTTTAACAGGTGGTGGCACATCAGGTGATGTGACCCTTAATGTTGGAGCAGGCACAGGCGTCACTGTTGGAGCGGATACAGTTTCTATTGGCCAGGACGTAGCGACCTCTGCTTCACCAACTTTTGCGGGTGGTACATTTACAGCCAATGTTGCTTTAGGAGATTCTAATTTTATTAATCTAGGTGCGTCTAGTGACTTACAAATTGGACACAATCATTTAACAGGAATAAGTAGTGTTAAAGATATTAATGTAGGGGGAACATTAAATTTAGAAGGGGATAGTATTACCCTAACAGGTCCTGTCACTGCAACTGCTAATGTGTCTTTAGGTGATAATGACTATATTAGATTAGGTGATTCTCAAGACCTACAGATTTATCATTCTGGCATAAACAGTTTTATACATCACACTACAGTAGGTGACCTTTATCTTAAATCCGTAAATAGTATTGTTTTACAAACTTTTAACTCAGAAATTTCTGCCGTTTTCAATAGAGACGGTGCAGTAGATTTATATTACGACAATGCCAAAAAGTTTGAAACCACATCTACAGGTATTGATGTTACAGGAAAAACAACCACAGATTCAATAGATGCTGTTGGTAGTCAATCTGGAAGTACACCAATAGTTAAAATTGAAAATAGCGTAGGTGATAATTTAGTTAGTTTTAAAAGAACTACAGCAACACCAAGTGATGAATATGCGATTGGTGCTGATAGCACTGCTCTGCATTTTAAAAATTCAACTTTATCAACTTATTTAATGTCTTTATTAGAAGGGGGGAATGTTGGAATAGGCACAACTAATCCCACAACTAAATTAGAAGTCAATGGTGTAATAACAGAAACTTCAAGTATTAAGTATAAAGAAAATGTTAAGCCTTTAGAGTTTAATGATGCTATCTACAATGTGAATGCTGTTAAATATGATTTTAAAGATGGCTCACAAAAAGATGAAGTCGGTGTCATTGCAGAAGAATTATATGAAGTCTTACCTGATCTTGTTTCTTTAAAAGATGGTAAACCGAATGCAGTTAAGTATACTAAATTAACAATGTATCTTTTAGAAGCATTGAAAAAACAGAACAAAGAGATACAGGAATTAAAACAAAGGTTAAATTAAAATGGCAAGTACATATTCAAATAGTCTTAAACTTGAGTTGATGGAAACAGGTGCTAATGCGAATACCTGGGGAAACAATACTAATACAAATTTACAAACAGTCGATGCTTTCTCTGCTGGTTTTTTATCCAAGAGCGTTGCAGGTTCTGCTAACGTCACATTAACCACTGCCAATGCAGACCCTACTGCTGAATCTTCTAATAAAGTTTTAGATTTAAATGGAGCCTTAACAGGGAACATTCATGTATTTATTCCTGCCGTTGAAAACAATTATGTCATTTATAACAACACATCAGGAGCATACACACTTACTGTTGCAGCGACAGGTCACGCAGCTAATGGTGTTGTTATCACTCAAGGTGCTTATTCTTATCTGTATTGTGATGGTGCTTCTAATTACAATGTTAAAAATATTTTCTCTGATCTTGCATTAGAGGATGTTACTTTATCTGGCAACTTAACTGTTACAGGAACCTCTACTTTAACAGGGGATGTCACTGCTTCTGGGAATGTGAATGTATCTACAAACGTCACTGTCACAGGTACAATGACCGCAGGAACTGTCGTAGAAACTTCTAGTATTGCCTATAAAGAAAATATTCGTAGCTTAGAGGCTACAACAGAAGCTATCTTATCTATGGATCCTGTCGTTTATGACAGAAAAGATGGTAGCCAAAAAAATGAAGTAGGCTTAATCGCTGAGGAAGTCTACAAAATTGCACCTGAGTTGGTGCATTTAAAAGATGGAAATCCTGAAGGTATTAAATATACTAAGCTCGCAGTATATCTTTTACATGCGATTAAGGATTTGAAAAAAGACTTAGATATGTTAAAAAAGAGGTAGGTAAAACACATGGCAGATTTAACATCAACCACAATTACAGGAACACTAGATACAACTAGCACCATTACAGGTCCTGGTTCAGGAATATCAGCAATTAATGCTTCAAACGTATCATCAGGAACACTAGCTTCCGACAGATTACCAACAGTACCCACATCTAAAGGTGGAACAGGATTAACTACACTTGGCTCCGCAGGTCAAGTTTTAAAAGTCACAGCTCCTGGCACAGGACTAGAGTTCGGGGATGCTGGTGGTGGTGGAGTAGGGGGTGTGATTAACACCGATTTTACATCACCAGGAACATTTACTGCTGATGCTGCAACGCAATTTATTTCTGTAGAAGTAACTGGTGGCGGTGGAGGCGGTGGTGGAGCTACATACTACGGTACTAGCGGTAATCCTGGTGGCGTAGGAGGAACATCAAACTTTGGAAGTTTAATTACTGCCACAGGTGGTAATGGTGGATCACTTGGTAGCGGCGGTTCAGGTGGAACAGGCTCTGGAAACAGACCCATATCAGCAGGAAAAGGACAAAGTGGTGGTAATACCAATCCAAATTCTACTGGAGGAGCTGGAGGCGGCCCGTCTGGATTTTTTGGTAATGCTGGAAAAGGTGGCAATGGAGGTAATGTAAGTGGAAACCTAAGTAATCGTAGAGCTGGGGGTGGCGGTGGCGGCGCTGGTTCTGTCTTTGCAGTGATTGCAGGTCCTGAATATTCTCCGTCTATAGCAATTTCAGTTGGAAGTGGTGGCAGTCCTGGTCCTAGGGGGCAAGGCAACCCAGCTCAGCCAGGTGCTACTGGAGGAACAGGCAGAGTTAGAATTTCGGAGTATATATCCTAATGAGTAAATTTATTTATGTAGAAGTCGATGAGAACAGAGTTAAATATATTGAGGATAGTAGACCAACGATTGCTATAGGTCCCTTATTTATCGAAGTTTCAAATGACTTAGTAGCCGAGGGATGGTTTTTTAATCGTGAAACTGGAGAAGTTTCTCAATATGAGCCATATTCAATATCGAAAGTTAGACAAATGAGGGATGAAAAACTAGCTGTTTCAGATTGGATGGTTTTAGAAGATAGTCCTTATAAATCCGCTGGTCAAGAGTCAAACCTAGCTGCAATTAAATTGTATAGACAACAGCTTAGAGACTTTCCAGACGAAAGCATATCATACAACGAAAACAATATTAACTGGCCTACATTGACATTAAGTTAAAAATAAGTAATATCCTAATTACTTAGAAATGATCGTAAATAATAGTGTTTTAGTTCAAGAAAACTTTCTTCCTCATAATTTTCTAGATCAAGTTATTAAAAGAGGTCTTAACTCTAAAGAGATAGAAGGATCATTAGAAGGGGGCACAATCGATAAAGAAACAAGAGAGACAAGAATATCTTGGTTAAATGATACCTGGATTTACGATTGGATCTTACCTTATGTTTATGAAGAAAATAAAAAATGTAATTGGAATTTTTCTTTAGACTATCCAGAAGAAATTCAATTTACAAAATACAAAGAAAATCATTTTTATAATTGGCATCAAGACCATATACATAAATCAGAATCTTCAATAAATGATCAGAGAAAAATTTCTGTTGTAATTCCTTTATCAAACAGCGATGAATATGAAGGAGGTGATTTGGAGTTTTGTGATCCTCTTGCCTCCCCAATGAAAAAAGAAAATATTATTAAGAATGATTTATTTAGACAAAAGGGAAACATTATTTTGTTTCCAAGTTTTGTTTATCATCGTGTGACTAAAGTTACGAAAGGACAAAGATTATCAATGGTAATGTGGATTAGAGGTGAAAAATGGAAGTAAGCGACAAATTTAATGAATATAATTATCTTGTTGTAGAGAATGCTATCTCAACAGAAATGGCGGATCTTGCTAAAGATTATTTTTTAATGAAAAAAAAAGTAGTCGAACAAATGCGTTTTACAAAAGTTATATCTCCTTATGTGGAATATTTTGGTATTTGGAATGATCCACAAGCACCTAATACCTATAGTCATTACTCTGATATTCTTATGGAAACTATTTTAAAAAAACTTACACCCTTAATGGAAAAACACACAGGTTTAGAGCTGTATGAAAATTACTCTTTTGCAAGAGCATATAAGTATGGAGACATTCTTTATAGGCATACAGATAGATTTTCTTGTGAAATATCAACAACAATGAATTTGGGTGGAGATCCTTGGCCTATATACTTAGATCCTACAGGCGGTAAAAATAATGAAGGGGTTGAAGTTAACTTACGACCAGGAGATATGTTAATTTATAAAGGTAGTATGTTAGAACACTGGCGTTATGCTTTTACTGGCAATGTTTGTGTACAAGCTTTTTTTCATTACAATAATAAAAAAACAGAAGGATCTGAAGAAAATAAATACGACAATAGACCTTTTTTGGGATTACCTGCATGTTTGAAAAAATAATAGAATTTACATCACCACATCCTGATTGGCTCATTTCTCCAAAGCCTGCAAAGAAATGCATTCCAGAATGGTTCAAACAAATGAAAAATCATTTTGGTGAATTTAAAAACTATAGAAATCCTACCATTAAGAAATGTGTACCTGTTCTAGATAGTCTTACTTCAGGCTATTTAATTCTTAACCCTGCCGAAGTAGCTTTTACTCAAGAAAAAGATGAGGTAATTTGGAATTACAAAGAGGACATTCATAACATTATACCCGACCTTAATATAGGTATACAAACACATAGCACGAAACAAATCTCAAAAGATATGTGTGACTCATCTGAGTATGAAATGGCTTTTAAATATTTAAACCCTTGGAAAATAAAGACTCCAAAAAATTATAGTTGTATATTTACAAATCCTTTCAACAATAAAGTTGATAATATTCGCATAATTACAGGAATAGTTGATACAGATGAATATGAACTAAACATAAATTTTCCTTTCTTTTTAAAAAAAATGCAAGTTGGAGAATCTTTCGTGTTAAAAAAAAATGCTCCAATAGCTTTAGTATTTCCGTTTCTCAGAGATAGTTGGAAAATGCAAATTAAAAAAGAAAAATATAAGGAAGCAGAGTCAAAGGAGATTTTTAAATTATTTTCTCTTATAGAAGAGGGTTATAAAAAATGTATATGGAAAAAGAAGAAATATGATTAACGAATATATATTAAAAGTTAAAGTAGAGACGGATATAAAAGAATTAAATGAGTATAATTTAAAAAAGTATTTTTTACATCTCGCAATAACTTCACTACATGTTTTTTTTAAATTTGATTTAAAGGGTGTGCAAACTTCAGACGAATGTATTACTTTAGATTTTTTCTATAACGAAACCGATTGGATATTTAAAGGTGAGAGAACTTTTAATTTTTTCTATCCTTTAGATGTTGATAAAGCTGACTTTATTGCAATTTATAAAAATGAACCGAAAAGAATTGAGATAGAAAAAAATCATCTATATATATTCCCTTATTGGATGACATATAGATTTATCTCTCACACTAAAGATTTTAAGCAGGTAATTTTACAAGGTGGTTTAGATACTATAGATAGACCTCTTTTCAAACAAATAAATAAAAGGTGGTAAATATGATTAAACCAGAAGAGTTAAAAGAAAAACAATTTAAAATATTTTTAGGAATGCCTATGTATGGTGGAATGCTTACAGAAAACACCTTACATGGGTTGTTAAATTTACAACAGTGGTGCATAGCTCATGGAGTGGGACTAAGATTACAATCCATGGGTAACGAAAGTCTTATCACAAGAGCTCGTAATACTCTTGTCTCTATGATGATGGATCAAACAGATTATGTAGCAACGCATCTTTTATTTATTGACTCTGATATTGGTTTTAGTGCTCAAAATATAGAAAGATTACTTTGTTTTGATAAAGACATTGTTTGTGGGATTTATCCAAGAAAACATATACATATGGAAAAGATACCTGAAATATTAAAAGAAAACCCAAACATTACCCCAGATGAGATAGAGGCAAAGTCATTAGGGTATAATTTAAACTTTGATGATCCACACAATATAAAATTTGATAATGGATTTTGTAAAGTAAATGAAGCTGCTACAGGGATGATGTTAGTTAAAAGAGAAGTATTTAGAACTATGTTTAAAAAGTTTCCTGAAAGGAAATATAATTCAGATCAAATTATTAATGGTAGTGGGTATAAATCTGATAATTGTTATGACCTGTTTTCTGTCGGTATTTATGGTGAAAAAAGAAGATATCTATCTGAGGACTATTTTTTTTCAAGATTATGGCAAGAATGTGGTGGAGATATATGGGCTGATTGCACAATGCCCTTAACACATTTTGGAAATAAGGCTTTTAAAGGTCATGTTGCCTCTTTATTTGCTAAGAAAAATGAAACTTAGACTAATTCAAACTAACTGTTCTGCAATAAATAGTATTTATATTTATTACGAATTTTTAGAGGACATGGAATATCTAGATTTATTAAAAGGTAAAATAGAAAAACATGCAACAAAGTCAGAACAATATAACTCAACAGTTTTATTAGCTAAACAAACAGATTACCATACTCTTACAGAGGACACTGATTTTAATAAACTACACGAATCTATCGGACACACTTTATATAACACCATTAATCTAAGAAACCCTACCCCAAATGACAAAATACAAATGATATTTGAGGCATCTTGGGGTATTGTCCATGAAGAGGGCGACTCTACACAAGAACATATTCATTTTGCGCCTTCTCTAAACTTTTCTGGATCATTTTATTTTGATGTTCCTACCGATACAAGAATGTGGTTTGAAGATTTCCAACAAGACGTTAAGTTAGAGAAGAATATGTTGATTTTGTTTCCTTCACTTTGTAAACATAGAGTGCACAAACATATAGGAAAACAACCTAGAGTATCAATGGCTTTTAATATAAATTGCAATCCTTTAGATTAGTTTTCTTTTATTTTACTGATTTTATTGGTAATAAAGCCTTTAAAGGTCATGTTGCCTCTTTATTTACTAAGAAAAATGAAACTGAAACTAATTCAAAGTAATTGCTCAGCAATTAATAGTGTGTATGTATATGAAGATTTTTTAGATGATCTTCAATATTTAGAACTTTTAAAAGGTCAAATAGCTGAGTATACAAACAAGTCGAATGAGTTAGATTATAAAACAAATGTTCTTGGTAAAATGACTAATTGGACAAAGTTATTAGAGAACCAAGATTTTAATAAAATACATCAATCAATCGCTAAAACTCTTTATAATACAATAAATTTAAGAAATCCTTGTCCTAATGAAAAAATAAGAATTCTTTATCAAGGCTCATGGGGAATGAAACATGACGAAGGTGACTATACGAGAGACCATATTCATAATTTTTGTACTTTCTCAGGTTCCTTTTATTTTGAAGTGCCTACTACTACAATGATGTGGTTTGAAGATTACCAACAAGATATTGAACTAAAAGATAATATGTTGGTATTGTTTCCTGGTTTATGTAAACACAGGGTAAATGCACACAAAGGACAAAAACCTAGATATTCTATGGCCTTTAATATGAACTTAAACGTAGTAGACTAGCTTTCATTTTATAGTATATTATCTCTATGCCATTAACTAATTTTAGACCAGCACCAGGCATCAATAAAGAAGTAACCGACTACACAGGCGAAGGCAAATGGGTAGACTCGGATAATGTACGCTTCTTTCAAGGATTGCCACAAAAAATCAAAGGATGGGAGAAGTTCGTCTCCACAACCATTGTGGGTGTGGTTAGAGATCAACACGCTTGGGTATCTTTAGATGGCACACGTTATGATGCGTTTGGCACAGATAGAAAACTTTATGTTTATTCAGAGGGTTTAGTTACCGACATTACACCTATTCGAGCAACAGAAGCTCTCACTGATCCTTTTACAACTAATGGCACTGCGACAGTTTTAGTAACTGATACAGGACATGGCGCTCAGGTAGGTGATTTTGTTACTTACGATTCTTTTTCTACCATTGATGGTCTAGATATGAACCAAGAATTTGAAATAACAACAGTCGTTAATACTTCTGCTTATACTGTAACTCACACTTCCACTGCTTCAGGTTCAACTGCTGGTGGTGGGGGAACAGGTAATGCAGCGTATCAAATTGGCATTGGTCCTGAGTTCTCTGTCCCTGCTTATGGTTGGGGAACAGATGGTTGGAGTTTAGGTGGGTGGGGAAGTCCTTCTACAGTTTCTAATGTGACACTTGAGGCTCGTCAGTGGTCCTTGGACAATTATGGAGAGGACTTGATTGCAACAGTTTTAAATGGTGGTACTTATATTTGGGACACTTCTTCAGGTTTATCTACAAGAGCAACTGCTGTGGCTAACGCACCAACAAGTTCAAGATTAAGTTTAATCTCTACTCCTGATAGACATTTAATTTTATTAGGTACAGAAACAGAAATTGCTAATACTGCTTCACAAGATGATTTATTTTTACGATTCTCTGACCAAGAGAATATAAACGAATACGATCCCACTGCGATTAATACTGCTGGTTCACTGCGCATTACCGATGGATCACGGATCGTGGCTGCTGAACGTTCCAGAGGTCAGATATTAGTTTGGACAGATACTTCATTACAGTCATTACAATACATTGGTCCTCCATTTACTTTTGGCCTACGACAATTAGGTCAGAACTGTGGAATCATAGGACAACATGGTGCAGTGGATTTGAATGGTATTTCTTATTGGATGTCACAAGATTCTTTTTATATGTTTGATGGTTCGGTGAAAAAAATACCTTGTACAGTAGAACAGTTTGTCTTTAGTAATTTAAATATCACTGCTTCAGAGAATTGTTTTACAGGGCATAATGGCGAGTTTAATGAAGTCTTATGGTTTTATGCTAGAACAGGCTCCGATCAGATTAATGCAGTGGTAGCTTATAATTACTTAGAAGGTACCTGGTGGACAGGAACTTTAAGAAGAACATCTTGGATTGATAGAGAAATTTTTGAAAATCCCATTGGTACTTTTTATAATCAATCAGCTATTGCAAACAACGAAACTATTTTAGGTCTAACCAATGGTGCATCGACAGTTTATTTACACGAAACAGGAAACGATGCAGATGGACAAGCCATGAATGCTTATCTTAAATCAGGTGATGTACAGATTGCTCAAGGTGATGAGTTTGCTTTTGTATCTAGACTTATCCCTGACGTACAAAATCAAAGTGGTGTCTTAAACTTAAACTTTGAATTTATGAGATATCCAAACGATACAACACCTGTATCTAAATCAACTAGCTTTACCTCGACTACTAATAAAGTAGATTTACGAGGAAGAGGCAGAGCCTTTACAGCAAACTTAGTTTCCAACACAACAGGAACTGCATGGAGATTAGGTACACTTCGTTTTGAAGTACAACCAGATGGAAGAAGATAAGTAAGTTTGAAAGAAATATGTTTTTTAGTTTCTTTGCCTAGAGCAGGGAACACAGTCCTCGCGTCTATTTTAAATCAAAACAAAAAAATAGGATGCACAGCTAATTCTATAGTATTTGAATTACTTCATAAAATAAACGAAACAAAAAATAATGGTATTTTTATTAATTTTCCAGATCACATTTCATTAAATAATGTTTCAAAAAAAATTATTCAAAATTATTATGAGGATTGGGAGCAAGAAATAATAATAGATAGAAGTCCTGCTACAACTCCTAAAAATTTAGAGTATTATGCGTATGAAAATCATAAGTTTATTTTTTTAAAAAGAAACTTAATAGAAGTTGTCAAATCATTTGTAAATTTAGCTTTAAAAAATAACAATAAAAAACCTATTGAGGAGATATATCAAGCAATCATGCATCCAAATTCAATATTACATAGAGGTATTCTAGCCGTATCAAACGGTATGAAATCTATACAAAAAGAAAAATACATCGTTATTGATTACAATAACTTTGTGAAAGATCCAAAAAAAGAGATAACTAATATTTATAATTTTTTAAATATTGAATCGTTTAAACATAACTTTGAAAATCTTGACCAATTTTCTATAAATGGCATACAATATAATGATAGCATTTTTGACTCTCTTAGAAATATACATACAATAAATACTCAATCTATTACAAAAACTGAGTATCATATTGAACTACCTCAATATATAATTGATTTTTGTAGAAATAATGAAAACTAAATTATAGTATAGCACATGGCCAAAATAACCCTAAATAGATTTCCTGATCCAAGCCAACAGTACGAGCCTCGTAACTTCTTTGAGCTTATTCGTATATTGGAATCTTTAATACAACAATTAAACTCTACTTATCCTGTGGATTCAGAGAATAAGTCAGAGGCAGAAGCATGGTATTTTAGTCGATGAGTTGTAATAATGTCAACGTAGAACCAATAGTCATTGGCGGTGGAAATGGATCTACAGCTTATGATGCATTTGGTAGATTAAGAGTCTCTAATCCATTAACGATATTTGATTCTAAAAACATTATGTCAAAGAATGATCTTTTTGATGAATCATTAACAGGATCAGGAACAGTTACTTACACAGCTAATAAATCTACCGTCAATTTAAATGTAACAGAAGTATCAGGTGATAAAGTTATAAGACAATCTAAAAGAGTAATGTCTTATCAGCCAGGTAAGTCATTATTAAATTTAAATACATTTGTTATGCAAACTCCAGAAGCTAACCTTAAACAAAAGGTTGGTATGTTTGATGCTAACAATGGAATATTTTTTTATGCAGATGGTACTACGTTAAAAATAGTTAGACGTACTTATGTAACAGGTTCTGCTGTCGATACAGAAATATCTCAATCTATTTGGAATGGAGATAAATTAGATGGTACAGGTGCATCAGGTTATACACTAAATCCAGCATTAGCTACTATTTTATTTATGGATTTTGAATGGCTAGGAATGGGAGCTGTGAGAGTTGGTTTTGTTATTGATGGCAAATTTATAGTCGCACATACATT